GACTTCGTCTTCATCCGAGAGAGAGAATACCGCGTCCGCTCGCATAGTGGTTAACACATCCCCCAACTGCAATTTAACAGAGGCCAACTGTGCGCCTATTGACCGCAACTGTTCACGATAGTTGTTAACGCCTTTAGCCATTTCAACTTTTTTCCTTGTCGCTTCCATCATGCCTCCTGTTATTTTTTCCACCTGTCTTTTATTTCCCCAACTTTAAACTTTTCAGAAGGTCTTGAATTGTAGCATTTTTATCTGAAGAGCTTTTTGAAGAGCCAAAATAAAACTTGATGATTGATAGCACCATTGTCCCTAACGAACCCAGCATGATATTAAGAGGGGCTGAAGAGCTATCTGGTATCTCAACGAAAACCAAGGCACTCAATATGCCGAAAAAGCCTATAAACGAAAAACAGGCAAGCAGTACAGGAGCCCAGTCTCTCGTGGCGGTATTCATGGCCCGTGCGCTTTTCGTATCCTCTACCTGTAATTTATCGGCTTCAAGTTCAAGCTCTTTCATGTGAACCTTGAAATCCTGCTCGGCCTGTTTTACCTTGAGATATACAGCAGGGTCAGCGGTCTTTATTGCCTCAACAATCTCATCCTCGGAACCGTCGGGCTTGCCAAGCACGGCCTTGGATAGAGTTGTCACGGCCATAGCCGCCATTGGGCCGCCAAATGCCCCTGCTATCATCGGAGCGATGGCCTCTATCGGGCCTATTAAATCTTTGAGTTTCATAATTATCCCTCCTTATTTGCAGTTAGGAACAGGTGAAGTCTTGCCATACACAGCACGCTCCCACCTATCCTTGCAATATCCCTTACAGGTTTTTAAAATGGTCGGCAGATATTGTAAATTATCCATTCTATCTACTCCACCCACTTTGAGAGGAATTATGTGGTCTACGTGCCATTTACTACACGGTGCAATCTTCCTCATGGCATCATTGCAGGGATAAAGCTCCTTGAACTTCTTTATCAGATACCGATTACGCTTGATGTGGCCGTGTTTATCTCTCTTGACGCATGAGGCATAACGAGTGTCCACGTAGGATTGAGCAGCCCACGCGGGAACGGCTGTGAGCAACATTATGAGAATGACCCACCTCACAGCATGCCCCGCAACTTCTTCGCCATCGGTGAGAGTTTTCTGTAATAGGCCATTGTTCCAAGCCAGCCAAGGGCTATGCCGATTATTAGAGCTCCGATTACGTGTGCGTTGATATACATTTAGTCCTCCTTTCTCTGATTAGGTTTACGATTGCAGACTGCTATATGAACATCATGAAGCATCTCTTTTATATTACCTTGAGTTTCGCGCAGAAGTTTAACATCATCTACTACAGAATTTACTTTCTCTTCTAAGGTCTTACTTTGAAGAGAGCAAAAGTTCTTCTCTACATAGCTATCACGATTAGTCCCGAAACAAGTTCTTACATCCTTCTCAACCTGAGTTATACGCTTACTAATAGAATGCTGATTCTTTGCAATTCCAAGTGCAGATATTATTCCAGCTCCGAGAGCAGCTATAAATGTTTTTTCAGCCATCTATGATATTCTCGTATAACGAATCTTACTACGACCAGCAGTATTAGAAGCTATCAATTTAGTAGCAAGAGATATACCACCTAGAGTTAGTTCGATAACCTGAACCTTAATGACCTCATTAGGTTGAGTAGTTACTATAGAATGCTTACCGTAGGTAGTCCCATCAGCCTTAATTATCAGATTAGTAGCTGGACTATCAGCTCGCTCTAGCATAAGTTCTGAATTAACTATAGCAAGATTAGTAGTAACATTAAATAGTCTAGCATATATATCAGCTGTACCAGTCCCACTAGTAGAGTTACTAACCAGATCTATACGTAGCCAAGTCTCAATATCATAAGTTCCAATAGATGGCAAAGTAACCTGCAGAGAAGTAGCATCTTCCCAAACTTGATTAGCTGCAGTTAAAGTTTGGTCACCGCTCTGAACTATCTCAGTAATAGGTATCTTATGAGTCCCATCAGAGTTATGCTCTACTAAGATCAGTCGATTAAGAGTATCAGCCTTAGTAGCATGACCAGCTCCTACCATTTCCTCAGTATATTGTATCCGTAGATCTGCCATTCTTATCTCCTTATCGTATTCTGTATTGCGCCTAAGGGCGCCTTGGCCCTTCGGGCCTAACTACCTGGGTGGGTAATGAAAATAACTGTGGTGGTGTGCCAACAACCGCGCGTGGCAACTATCTCCTGAGGTATGCCTACGCAAGTACCAAGATTCCGTTCCAATATGTAACGAAAACTACGGAGCATTACGCCAGCCCTCCATCTCATCCATAGGAGGCAAATCCTCCAATTCCTTATACTCGTCTTCTATATCCTCTGGTTCCGTGGAGAAGAACCGCTCGCCGATATCGAACATCTTAATCATGTAAGCAAATGCATCCATTACATCATCTTCCTTCGAGCGCGGAAAGCTGACAAGTTGCGTCTCAAGTGGGCCGCGAATCGCCAGATTTACATTATGGTAGATTGCGCCAATCCGATAGAAAGGGACAAGAGCTGCAATCCGCTCTTCCTTCTTGCCGCGAGCCTTCAACTCGACTAGGTTATAATACTTTGTCTTAGTCTTCAGGTATGTCTGGAAAGGATAGGTTACGAACTCATTCAGAGATGTTACCTCAATACCTATATTGCAGGTTCCAATCCGGTCAGCCATCTCACAAGCCAGCTGATAAATCTCCTCAGGGTGCAGCTTCCTCTTAATGCAATCACGGAAGTAAATTCGATTCTTAACCGAGTCAAAGCCAATACCGACTATAGCCGAAGGGTTCGAACTGATATTCGTAGTCTTTGCCGGGTCAATGATAACTACATTATCAAGCCGATTCAGCTCTTTAAAATCCTCTTGATACCGTTTGAAGTAGGCTGCGGTGAAAGCTGCGCCCTCAGCAGCAATCGGTAGATTTCGGTACTCACGGTAGAATACGTCAAGCATACCTCGCTTCTCATAAGCTGCTGCCTTTGCTTTAATCTCCGCAGTCGATATATAGTCCGGCCACGTAGTCTCGTATTGGTCATCGCAGGCCTCGAGCCGCACAGTCTTAAACTTCTCCCTAGCTGCTGCTTCGGCCATCGCTTCGTCATCGAACTCATCTGGAGGTGCCGCGTTCTCATCAATCAGATTCGCGAGTATACTATCCTCATGCAACAGAGTACCGAGAAGGACAACTCGCGTCTTCCTCAAATCAATCGAGTTCATCACATCGGCAAAGAGCCACTCTTTCAACTGCTTACGCCTCTCCTCATTCCTGACTCCCTCAGCATTCTCAAGGTCATCAATCAGGATGAGGTCTGGCCGATACTGCTTATACTTCAATCCGCGAATCTGAGCTCCTGCACCTTTCGCCTCTATCTTAATCCCAGTGCTGAGTTCCAATTCCCCGCTGCCCTCGGCCCACTGCTTACCTTGCACACCGCCAAAAACCTTCTTAATCCTATCATTAGTCAGCAGCTCACTGCTCAGCGTCTTAAGGTCCTTAATTGCCTTGCTGGCCGTTGCAGAAATCAGGAGTACATAGTGCACTTCTTGAAAGAGTATCTTCTTAGCTGGAAACACGAGGCCGAGAAGGGTTGTCTTGCCGAATCCGCGAGGGCAGCAAATAGCAGCTGCTCGAATCGAATCGTCATCGAGGATTGAAAATATCTCATCATGTAGAGAGCAGAATGGCCTATAGCAGTGGTCGGCGAAGAATGTCTTGGCCATTACCTCAGTTGATTCAATGCAAGATTGCATTACATCTAGCAACTCAGTTTTTGTATCTGGCGGAGCCTGCTCCTCAGGGAGCTCGCCAAGGTCATCGAGAGGCCACGGAATCTTCGGCGGATTTGCTGGGTCGAAGTCCTCGTCTCGGTTGCTTTGCCAAGATAATGGTTGGCCTAGGGCATCAACTGCAGGAGGTTTAGCAGATTCTCTCGATGCAGAAGCAGGAGGATTATCTGAAAAGTTCAGTGATATGTGCCCTAGGCCATCCATTAAAGTTCCTCTAAAGTGATATCTTGATTAGCTTCTGGTTGCGGAATGATAGACTCAGCACGCTGCTCTGTGGAGACTGGAGCACGGTGCCTAGATTCGCGCGCGGCTCTTAGCTGTGCTATATCATCGCTAGTTAGCGTAGTCGATACAGATTCGATCTGCTGGCGCTTGATGGCTGAGTGGCCAGCTCTATCTAACATATCCTGCGCAGTGTCTACTACCTTAGCTGCACTAAGTTTCTGGTGTAATGCGGCAGTCGGGTCAAGAGCCTGCTCAAGAAGAGTCATGGCCTGAACTGCAGATTTTGCAATCCTGCCTTGAATGTCGAGAGCTGTCTCATCGGCTCGACGTGAGAGGCGCGCGAGCTCTGACTTGAAAGCTGGTGAGTTCATAATGATACTCATCCGAGTATTAGTCATTCCGAGGTCCTTAGCTATATCCGAAGGCCGATGGCCAGATATAAGTCTACGCATAATCTCTCTGTGCCTTTCCCACAGATGAGTTAATGGCTGCTTGACTGGGACTTTTGGAATTCTCACTTAGTTAGCTCCTGGCTTCTTTTGCTGATTGATTGGCAGCCTTTGCGGTAGGATTGCCGCCCATTATAGATATTATACCAGAACCAGAGTGAGATGTCAAGAGAAAAATGCACGTCTTGTAAACTTTATTTAACATATAATTACTCATTTAGCTTGAAACTTATAGGATTTGACGAGTAGCCTTATATAAAGAGAAGGCAAGGAAAATCCCCATAGGTGCCCCCTCGGAAGATGGCCGTATCGCCGCGAATAATGCCTCACTTGACAAACACCTCGCAATGTGTTATAATGTATTCACGGTCGAGATACGACCATGTTCTTTGACATTCGAAACACCTTTGTATGAGTCGGATACGTACGGAGCTGGTGCCATAAGGAGACTACTCATGGAATCAACGACGAAAAGAAAAGCAACCCGTATCGTATCAGACCGGAAAGTAACAGCCACCTTCAATACCCGTTGTAAAGGTATGATTAAAGGCGACGGGCAGGGGATAACGGTAACCTTTGACTTCACGCAGGTAACCGATGGACGCCTCATGAATATGGCTGCCTCAACGGCAATCATCGACTTTCAGCCGATACTCCGTGCCTTGAGTGCAAGCGACGCACTCGAAAAGTGGGATAACAAGACGGTGATTGTAGAAGAGGAACGGAAACGCAAGGCGCGCACGCTCAGCCCGGACCTCGTGGCCTTCAAGGCCGTGAAAGACGGAACGGCGACTGAGGAACAAAGGCAACTTGTAATGGCAACACTTGGCCTAGCAGCAGACGCCAAGACGCCAATCGAAGCTAACTAACAATCAATCGCGCCAACTCCGTACTTATCCGACTCATACACGAATTAAAGCCGAAGTAATCAAGCCTAGGCTAATCCTAACCTATAGGAGAGTAGTAATGAAACGAAAAACTATAAGTATGCGACCTTCAACTCATAAGCGTATACGAGACCTCGCATATGAAAGGAACTGCCAACTTCAAGAGGTGATATGCGAACTAATAGATAAAGTATCACTTTTAGACTGCGAAGTCGAGGAAGGTCTAGTTACATCAACAATACGAGTAACCACAGGCCAACTAGAGAAACTCCGGAAAGCCCGGTATCTAGGGATAACCACGGCGAAACTACTTGAATTAGCTTTAGACGGAGGGCGCATAGATAACTAGACAGGTGGACTCCTAGGCAAGAGTATAAACTGCCTATCTTTATCTTGGCTTAGCTGCAACTCAACTCAATGGTATAGAAGTGATTACTACTTTAAAATGTAGAGTGATTACCTAACTTGAAGTAATTACCACCTCGGTTACTCCACGGAGTTTCCGTTCCAAAATGTAATGGAATCTATGGATTACTCGACCTATCAGCAGAGCAGTGGCCATCTTGGATACAATCCAAAGTTTCCGTTACAAATTTTGAAAAGTGTAGCCCTGTAGCCCTGTAGCCCCTGTAGTCTCTGTAGTCTGGGGGGTACCCATTTTATAATTATGTATTTGAAAGTATCTAT